TTTAGAATTCTAAATGCAAATAACTTTGTAGACACCGTAGGTGCTGGTACAAATTCTTATTATGTTGTTTTAGGATTAGCAAATCCAACTTCTGTTGGTTTTGGAAGAACTACGGCATGGGATACAAATACACCGAATCCTGTTGATAATTTTGATTATAATAGTAATGATGGTGATGATGCCATTTTTGCTAAAAAAGTAACGACTGCTAATATTAGAAGATTAGTTAGAAGAGTTAATTGGACGCAGGGAACAAGATATGAAATGTATCGTCATGATTATAGTGTTACTAATCCATCTCCCGTAACAAGAGTTTCTAGATTATATGACGCAAACTATTACGTCATGAATAAGAACTATGATGTTTATATTTGTATTGAGAATGGATCCAGTGGAATAAGTACTACTGGTAATGCATCTCAGGATGAGCCATTATTTACTGATCTTGAACCTACAAGAGCAGGTGAGAGTGGTGATCAGTATATTTGGAAATATCTATTTACTGTTCCCCCAAGTGATATTATAAAATTTGATTCTACTGATTATATTTCAGTTCCTAATGATTGGGAGACATCAACTACAACTCAAATACAATCTGTTAGAGAAAATGGTGACTCAACTATTAATAATAACCAGATTAAGACTGTTTATGTTGATAAACAAGGATTAGGATATTCGCAGAATATAATAGGTAAGGAAGTTGATATCATAGGTGATGGTATTGGTGCCAAAGTTGTTATTGATACTGATAGTAATGGTAAAATTATAAAGACTACCATATCTTCTGGTGGTAAAGGATATACCTATGGAATGGTGGATTTAGGTCCACTTGGAAATAGTGGTGTTTCTGTTGGTAATTTTGCTAAATTAATCCCAATTATTCCTCCATCAAGAGGACATGGTTATAATTTATATAAAGAATTGGGAACTGATAAGGTATTAATTTTTGCAAGATTTGATGATTCAACTAAGGATTTCCCAACTGATACTAAATTTGCACAAATTAGTATCGTTAAGAATCCCACTTCAATAGGATCTACTTCGGTATTTGTTGATAATCAGTACTCTTCTGTTGGTGCTGTTAAGATATTACCCCCAACTGGAACTCCAACTATTGGTGAAAGGATTAAACAGACTGTAACTGGTGGTACAGCACATGGATATATCGTATCTTACGATAGTGATACACGGGTAATTAAATATTATACTGATAGATCATTATTTTATAATGGAACCACTACGGATCAAACCGATTATGTTGGTGTTACTACAGAGGCTAAGGTTTTATCTTTTGAATCTTCTGCTGAGAGTATAATTGCTCCTGCTAGTGGATTCTCCGCATCTGTTGATCAGAATTTCACAGGAATTAGCACAAATCCAACTGGTAATAAAGTCATTTCATTAGGAGTGAACTTCACAAATGGATTAGCAACTCCTGAGATAAATAAAGGGTCGGGAGAAATTATCTACGTCGATAATCGACCATTGATAACTAGAAATTCTAGACAAAAAGAAGACATTAAAATTATCCTGGAATTTTAAAGACAAATGCCACAAAAAACGAATCTTAATATAAGTCCTTATTATGACGACTTTAATAAGGAAGATAATTTCTACAAAGTACTGTTTAAACCAGGACAACCTGTACAGGCTAGGGAGTTAACGACACTTCAGTCACAATTTCAGAATCAGATAGAGTCTTTTGGTAGCCATATCTTCAAAGAAGGTTCAATGGTTATACCAGGGAACATTAATTATGATAATCAATATTATTCAGTTAGGGTAAATGAGAATCATTTAGGAATACCAGTTGCATTATATCTTGATAAATTAATAGGATTAAGATTAAGAGGAGAAAAGTCTGGAATTATATTAAGTATTGATAGTTATCAGAATGTTGGATATGAAACTGATGTTAGTGATTTAACCATATATGTTCAATATTTGGAATCTGGGGATGATAATAGTATTAGTGAATTAACAGATGGTGAACAATTAATAGTTGAAGAATCATTTGTTTATGGTAATACACCCGTTAATGAAGGAGAAACTGTACTTAATCTTGTATCATCTAATGCTTCTGCAATTGGATCTGCTGTTGGTATTCAGGCTGGTGTATATTTTATAAGGGGAACTTTTGTAGATGTCGCTACCGATAAGATAGTATTGGATCCATATTCTAATGATCCATCTTATAGGGTTGGTTTAAATATTAATGAAGAGATTATAACTGCTAAGGATGATCCTTCTTTATATGATAATGCAAGAGGATTTTCTAATTATGCAGCACCAGGCGCAGATAGATTTAAAATTACAACAACTCTTGGTAAGAAAGCTCTAAGTGATTTTAATGATACTAATTTTGTTGAAATATTGAGAGTTGATGAAGGAGAAGTTAAGAAATTAATTAATAAGACCCAATATTCTATAATTAAAGATTATTTTGCACAAAGAACTTTTGATGAATCTGGAAATTATTCAGTAGATCCATTTGATGTTAAGGTATCAAATTCATTAAATGATGGAATTTCAAATGAAGGTGTATTTAGATCTACTGAAATAACAGATCAAGGAAATATTCCTACTGATGATTTAATGGCAATTAAAGTATCTGCAGGAAAGGCATATGTAAAAGGTTATGATATTGAAAGAAATGGTACATCAATAATAGATGTAGATAAACCAAGAGATAAGGAAGTAGTCGATACTTCTTTGGTTCCATATTCAATGGGAACTGTATTAAGGGTTAATAATGTATTTGGTACTCCTGCACCAAATATCAATGATGATAGTGAATTTATTCAATTTTATAGTCGGAGAAGGACTACAAATAATTCTGGTACAGGTGAACTTATTGGTAAAGCAAGGGTTTATAATTGTGCTGTAAGTAATGCATCATATGTTAATGGTGCATCAGAGTGGGATCTCAGACTATTTGATATACACACTTATACTAGAATAGAAACTACAAATGCTTTCAGTAATACACAATTACCAGATGGTTCCTATGTTAGGGGTGTAAGTAGTGGTGCTACTGGATATTCTATTACTGCTGGTGGTGGTGGAACAGTTGTTAAACTATGTCAGGTTTCTGGTAAATTTGTAAATGGAGAACAGATTGTAATTAATGAAGATAGTGAAATAACAAGAACTATTTCCGCAGTAAAAATTTATGGTGTACAAGATATAAAATCAGTTTGGCAAAATGCATCTACAATAACTGGATATTCTGCTGATTTTGTTGCAGATACTGTCCTACAAAGCACAATGCCAACAGGGTTCAATATTACTGATACCTTGAATATTAATGCTACTGGTATTGCAACATGTGCTGGAAAGAGTTTTGCTGGTATTAAAACTGATACTATTGTTAGATATCAAGTTCCTGGTGAAAATGCTGAAAGATTTAATAGAATTACTGAAATAAATTCTACTGGAACTCAAATAACACTTGCTACTGTACCCGATGTAAGTGGTGTATGTAATGGTGGTCTACCTAACGTAGCAACAGGCGTAAGCCCTAAATTTGCATTTGGTGTACCAACTATTAATTCAAATGAAACTAAGGGTCTCTATGCTCCTCTTGGTGCAAATAATATTTCTGATGTTAATTTATCAAATTCAACTCTTGTTGTAAGTACAAATATTACTGGTGAAACTACTAATGGTGCTGGTCAATGTAGTATTGATATTGCAGCGAGTGGAATTTCAAGTGCATTCTATGAGAATTTTGATGCAGAAAGATATACTGTTACTTATTCAAACGGTTCAATAGAAGATTTAACTGCTGATCAATTTACATTAGGTGCTAATGGACAATCAGTAACCATTGAGGGATTGACTGCTAACCAGACAAATGTTATTGTTTCTTCCACACTTAAGAAAAAATCAATTAAGAGTAAACAAAAAGATTATATTAGAAGTACTAGATTAAATGTTACTAAAACTGCTGTTGGAGTTAATACTTCTTTAACAGATATGACCAAGGATTCTGCATATGGAATGCGGGTAGAGGATAAAGAAATATCTTTAAATGTTCCAGATGTATCTAATATTGTTGGTGTATTTGAGTCATTTGATACCAATCTTCCAACATTGGATAGATTAGTATTCATGAATGGATTAGCATTAACTACTAATGCTATTTTAGGTGAAAAAGTTACTGGATCTAGTACGGATGCAGTAGCACAAATAACTCGTTTAAATTCTGCAACTGAAATTGAAATTGCATACTTAACACCTGCTAGATTTGTAGTTGGTGAAAATATTAATTTTGAGGAATCAAATCTTAATAGTCCTCTTCAAGATATAACACATGGTGCATATTTGAATATAACTCATAAATTTGAACTTGATAAAGGTCAAAGGGAGCAATTCTATGATTATTCTAGATTGGTTAGAAGAGAGAATTATCCACCTCCAACAAGAAAATTAGTTGTAGTGTTTGATAATTATGTTGTACCATCTAATGATAAAGGTGAACTTTATACCGTAGAATCTTATGATGATGAAAGATTTGGTAATGCAGTACCACATTTAGCAAATGGTTTAAGAGCATCTGATACTATCGATTTTAGACCAAGAGTAGTACCATTTACTGGTAGTGGTTCTCCTTTCTCATTCCATAATAGAGATTTTGGTGCAACTGGAAATGTTAATCCATCCTTTATTGTTACTCCAAATGAAAGTTCTCTTCTTGGATATAGTTACTATTTACCTAGAATAGATAAAGTTTCTTTTGATACACAAGGAAATCTTTCAGTAATCAAAGGAACATCTTCTGTTGAACCTACTCCACCACCTGATGTTGTAAATGCAATGACTATTGCAACAATATCATTACCTCCATATTTGTATGATCCTCAGGATGCAAGAATAACTCTCGTTGATAATCTCAGATATACTATGAGAGATATTGGTGAATTAGAAGATAGAATTCAAAATTTAGAAGTACTTACTTCTTTAAGTCTTTTAGAACTTGATACAAAGACACTACAGGTTCAGGATGTTGATGGTCTTTCTAGATTTAAGACAGGATTCTTTGTAGATGATTTTAAAAATTCTAATTTATTGGATAGGTCAAATCCTGATTGTAAATGTGATGTTGATACTGAGACTCAGGAGTTAAATGTACCATTAGATTTTTGGTCACTTAAACCTGAAATTGCATTAGCTCTTAATTATAATACCGATACCGTTGACTATTCACAGAATTTAGATCTACTGGATCAAAATGTTAGAAAGAGTGGTGATTTAGTTACTCTTGCTTATACTGAAAAGGGTTGGATTGATCAACCATTGGCATCAAGAGTTGAGAATGTTAACCCATTCAATATGATTGAGTTTATTGGAACTATCGATCTTCAACCAGCACAAGACTCTTGGGTAAGAAGTGTTGAACTTCAAGGTGGAGTACGAGTAGTTACTGGTAGAGCACGTGGAATGTGGGGATTAGTTAGAGCACTTGTAAGTCGTGGTGGTCTTGGTGTTGCAAATTCAAGTGATCAAGGTTCTGCTGAAGGAAATGCACTCTGGGCAGATTCAAGAGAGCAGATTGTTTCTGATGTTCAGAGAAGTAGGGGAAGAGTTACAGGAAGCTTTGTTGAACAAATTCACACAAGTAGCTTACCTGATACACATATTAGGTCTAGGAATGTTGGATTTGAAGCAAGTGGGTTGAGACCTGTTGCTAGATTCTATCCATTCTTTGATAGTACTAGTGGAATAGATGTTATACCAAAACTTTTAGAAGTTATCATGACAAATGGTATTTTCCAAGTTGGTGAAGTAGTAGATGCATATGCTCCTGGTGGACAGCACACAGCAACATTCAGACTTTGTACTCCCTATCATAAAAAGGGTACTTATAATGCCACTAATCCAGATCTGACATATAATGCTAATCCATATGATACTACATCTAGTTTAGGAACGGCATATTCTGCATCAGCTTCTGTACTTAATGTTGATATTAATGCATTAACAGATGAAGCACAAGGAAGATTTTATGGATATATTCCACCTGGAAATGATGTTGTACTACTAGGAAGAACCAGTGGCGCACAAGCAAAAGTAGATAATCTTAGATTAGTTGCTGATACTTATGGTGATCTATATGGAGCATTCTGGTTTAGAGATCCTCTAACTAGTCCTCCACCACCATTAAGGTTTAGAACAGGTACTAGTACATTTAAACTAACTTCTAGTGCTACAAATGCTGAGAATCTACCTGGAAGTCTATTAATTTGTAGTGGTGAAACAACATATACTGCGACTGGTATAGTTAATACCTTTACAAATAATTTGGTTATTGTTAGAAGACCAAGACGTAGATGTGACCCTCTTGCACAATCATTCACTACTGATGAAACGGGAGCATTCCTAACAGCAGTTGATATCTATATGGGAAATAAAGATCCTAATGAAAAACTTACTATTGAAGTTAGAACAGTTGAATTAGGAACTCCTACACTTGATCTTGTAACGAATTATGCTCGTGTTGTATTAGATCCTTCTCAGATTAATACATCACCTACTGCAGAAATTCCAACTAAGGTAATATTCCCATCTCCTGTATATTTGGAACCAAATACTGAATATGCAATAGTTCTTCTTGCACCAAGTAGTAATCTTTTTGATGCATGGATTGCTCAAATGGGTGAAAGAACTGTTAATACTCAGAGTCTACCTGATGCAGAAGCTGTAATGGTAACTCGTCAGTATGTTGGTGGTAGTTTATTCAAGTCTCAGAACGGTACAATTTGGTCTGCTAGTCAATTTGAAGATTTGAAGTTTAAACTTTATAAAGCAGAGTTTACAACTACTCCTGGTACTGCTTATTTCTATAACCCAGAACTTAAAACAAATACTGGTAATATAGAGAGATTACTACCAAATGCTGTTACATGCTTACCAAGAAAACTTAAAGTTGGTATTACTACAACATCTCATGCTGCTACTATGGCAAATTTAAGTGCTGGTGTTCAAGTTACTGATGGTACATCTGATACTGCTATTCAAGGTTATATTGAAAGATCAGGTGGTCCTATCTCAACATTTGGAGTTTCAAATGGAGGATCTGGATATAATGCTGGTCAGACATTTAACAATGTTCCAGTATATTCAATAACTGGTAATGGTACTGGTGCCACTTTCACTATAGTCATAAACTCAGATGGAGCTATTGCTAGTGGATCTTTAACCTCTAATACTGGTGGTGAAGGATATCGTACTGGTGATTTACTTGGAATTACAACAAGTAGTGTTCTTAAAGGTACTGGTGGAACTTTATCTGTAGTTGCTACTAGTGGTACAGGTACTCTCTATTTAACTAATGTTCAAGGTGAAGAGTTTACAAGTGGACAAGATTTAGTTTACTATTCAGGAGCTAATAAAGTAACTTTACTTACTACATCTATTACATCATCTGCTGTTTATGATGATCTTTATGATGGAAATGTTATTGAAGTTCAACAATATAATCATGGTATGACTGCTGACACTAATGTGGTAACATTGGCGGATATTGAACCTAATACAGATCCTATTATAGTTACAGATTCTGTTGCAGCAGATGCTCAGGTAATTTCGATAGCAAATACCACACCATTTGCAACCTTTAATGGTATATCAACAAGTTCTGGATATGTTAAGATTAATAGTGAAATTATTTACTATAATAGCGTTACAACTAATCAATTAGGAATTGGTACAAGGGGTATTGATGGAACTACAGTTAGAACTCATAATACCAATGATCTAGCATATAAGTATGAATTAAATGGTCTTTCTTTGAAAAATATCAATACAACCCATAATATGCCTAACAATGCAACATTGAAGGCAAATAAAGATATTGATAAGTATTATCTGCAAGTAAGTAGAGGTGATAAGACTAGTGGTGATAGTCAGATTAGCTTTACACAAGAAGGAAGTGGTGGTGGAGAAAATATCTTTGCATCACAAAACTTCCAGTATGATAGAATCATACCACAGTTTAATCTTTTTGCTCCAAGTGATGAAACAACATTTGAAGCACAAGCAAGATCAGTTTCTGGTACAAGTGCTGGTGGTGGAGAAGTTTCATTCCTTGATCAAGGATATGAAAATATTACATTAAACCAACCAAACAAATTAAGTACACCTAGATTAGTTTGTTCAAGAATTAATGAAACAACTAGATTAACAACACTACCAAAGAATCGATCATCAACAGTTTCTGTTAAAATGCAGACAACTGATAAGAATCTATCTCCTGTAATTAATTTAACTAATGGTACTATTGTTTATCAAAGAAGTAGACTTAACAGTCCTGTTTTAGATTACATAAAGGATGGTAGATCTGAAAGAGATAGTGGTGATCCACATGCAGCAGTTTACATCAGTCAAAGAGTTGATTTAAGAAATTCAGCAACTTCATTAAAAGTATTAGTTGCTGCATATAGAGATTCTTCTGCTGATTTCAGAGTTCTTTATCAATTATTCAGACCTGATGGTAGTGATGGTGAACAAACTTATAATCTATTCCCTGGATATGATAATTTACGTGATACTGATGGGGATGGATTTGGTGACGAAGTAATTGATATCACAAAGAATAGTGGAAGAGCAGATGCTTTTGTTCCTTCAAGCAGAGATAATGAATTCTTAGAATATCAGTTCAGTATAGATGATCTTGAAGAATTTGATGGATTCAGAATCAAGATTGTGGTGAGTGGTACTAATGAAGCAAAAGCACCAAGGTTCCAAGACTTTAGAGCAGTTGCATTAGCATAATGATACCAGTTGAAGGTCATAAAAACCTTTTTAGAGATGAAAAATCTGGTGCTATCATAAATTGTGATAGCATCGGTTATGAACAATATAAAAGGTTGAAGAATAGGAAATTAACTCAAAAAGAAGAGTTGGATAAAATGAAATCTGATATAGAAGAAATTAAAATTTTGTTAAAACAGATAGTCCCTAAATAACGGGATTGGTTCGAGTATAAATATATCTTAGATCCTGAATTGTTTTTTAAATGGCAGTTTACGTTAGTAATTTAACTGTTGATACTGGAAGTACTTTCTCACAGGTTTTTAATTTAGAAACCGCCTCTACTAATTCCGCCACTGATTTAAGCGGTTATAGCATTGCTGCTCAAATGCGGAAACATGCTGGTGCTGTAAAAGGTACTAATTTTACCGCACAAATAACCAATGCTTCATTAGGTACTATAAGAGTAGGTCTTACTACTAGTCAAACTAGTGAATTAAAAGAAGGACGCTACATGTATGATGTTTTAATAACAGATACAGTAGGTGAAGTCACTAGGGTAGTTGAAGGAGCAGTTTTAGTTAGAGCAGGAGTCACTAGATAATGGCAGATATAAAGGTAAAAGTAGGTCAACAAGACGCAATTAAAGTAGTTTCCTCATTGGCAGGAAATGCTGCTGGTACTCTTGCTGGTTTAAATGATGTGAGTATTACCAATCCTCAAAATGGAATGGTATTGGTTTATAACGGTACTACTCAGAAATGGGACGCTACATTGGAATTAACGCCAAGCGCAACGCAGAATTTAGACATCAATGGAGGTAGCTTCTAGAAATGGCAAGTATTATAAGAGTAAGAAGATCGACAGGAACAGCTGCTCCTAGTAGTCTTAATTTCGGTGAATTGGGTCTTACCGTTGGAGTAGGAACTCATGGTAATAAGGGTGGAAGATTATTTGCAGGTGATAATTCAAGTAATCCACAGGTAGTCGGTGGTAGATATTATACAGATCTTTTAAGTATTGAAGCTGGTAAAGTAGCAAGTCAGGCAAACCCTACAACTGCTGCTAATGGATTCGTTCCAGTTCTTGATTCTGATCGTAAAGTAGATCAATGGAATGTAGATAATTTAAGGTTAGATGCAAATACACTTTCAACACAGAATACTGATGGAGATCTTTATCTAGATCCAAATGGTAGTGGTGAAGTTATAATTCCAGATGATACATTCTTAACTTTTGGTGATAGTAAGGATGCTAAAATTGAGTATGATGAAAATGGTGGAGATAAGATACAAGTTACTGGTGCTGATTGGGATTTTAATAATGGAGTAGCAGTTGTTCTTTCCGATATAACAGATTCTGCTACAAAAGATACTGGTGCTTTAATCCTTCAGGGTGGTGCTGGTATTGAGAAGAGTGTTAATATTGGTGGTAATTTAACTGTTGGTGGTGCAACAACATTTACTGGAATATCCACATTTACTGGAACTGTTTATATTGGTGGAGATCTTCATATTGCTGATGATTTATTCTTCGATGAATTTACTGCTAGAAATATAAAAGTTACTGGTATATCAACATTTGAAGGAGATATATGGCAAACTGCTGGCACACTAACTTCTGTTAAGGGAGCAATGCTTGGTGGTGTTGGAATTAGTTCTAATATCATTTCAACAAAATCTGGTGGTGGATCAATACTTTATATTGACCCATATCCTGATGGTTTAAGTAATGAAGGTACAGTCGTTGTTAAAGGTGATTTACAAGTAGATGGTACAACTACTACAGTTAATTCTAGTGTTGTATCAGTCAATGATCCTATTTTTGTTATTGGTGATGTAACCAGTAAGAGAACTGTAATGACTACAGTTGGATCTGGATCATCTACGGTTGTATTAGATTCTGTTGTTGGTATTAATACAGGTGATGTAGTTACAGGAAGTTCGAGTATTCCAAATAATACTTCAGTCCATTCTTACATAACTCCTCATAGTGGTACTGGTATTGGTACTATCTTTATTAGTAATAACACTACTGGTGGTATTGCAACAACAACTCAATTAACACTTACTGCTGCATACGATACTCAGACTGATCGTGGTATTGCTTTTGATTATAATACCAGTTCAGGTACATCAAATAATAAGACAGGATTCTTTGGATACTCTGATGCTGGTGGTGATGGAAGTAATGCACCTGAAAGAGCATTTACCTATGTTCCTGATGCAACACTTACAGGTAACACTGTAAGTGGTACAAGAGGTGCCTTAGATATTAAAGATATATACTTCCAGACTGGTGATTTTGACGCTACTGGTAATGGTATCGTTTACTTCGATACTTCTGGTAAAATGGTTGGTGCTGCTGCAACAACTTCTGGTATAACTACTTCAAATTATGTTTTAACTACAAATGCCTCTGGCATACCAAAATGGACTGATACAATTGATGGGGGAACCTTCTAAAAAATTATGACAAATTCTAATAATGATGTTGATGTGAATGCTTTGATTAAAATTTATAATCAAAAAATTGCGACATTGACAAATCAAAATATACTTTTGGAGGCAAAATTGCAAACACTTGTACAGGATGATTTAGATGAAAAAAATGATTTATTAGCATCAAATCGTGAATTACAAGAAAAGTATGACAACCTATTATCAGAAATAGAGGAAGATGGCGAAACCAACAAGTAGAGAAGAATTAGTAGATTACAGTTTAAGACAGCTTGGTGCGCCTGTATTGGAAATCAACGTTGATGATGATCAAATAGATGATCTAGTTGATGATGCAATTCAATTCTTCCATGAACGTCATTTTGATGGTGTTGAAAAGATGTATCTAAAACATCAATTAACTCAAGATGATATTGATAGAGGACAAGCAAATGGAACATCTGGTGTAGGTATAGTTACAACAGTGGGTGTATCAACAGACATTCCTGGTTATGGAATACTTACCTCTCAATGGTATGAAACTTCTAACTTTATAGAAGTTCCAGATGCTGTTATTGGTATAGAAAGGGTATTTAGATTTGATACTAGTACAATCTCTGGTGGGATGTTTAGTATTAAATATCAGTTATTTTTAAATGACCTGTATCAATTTAATTCTGTTGAATTGCTACAATATGCAATGACGAAGAGTTATCTTGAAGATATAGATTTTCTACTTACAACCGACAAGCAAATAAGATTTAATAAGAGACAAGATAGATTATATTTGGATATAGATTGGGGAACTGAATCTGTTGATAATTGGTTAATAATTGAATGCTATCGGGCATTAGCACCTGGTGGTGGATTCTGGAATGATTATTTCTTAAAGAGATACTTGACTACATTGATTAAGAGACAATGGGGTCAGAACTTAATTAAGTTTAGAGGAACCAAACTACCTGGTGGTATTGAATTAAATGGTAGAGAAATTTATGATGATGCTGAAAAGGAATTAGCAGAACTTAGATCTAAGATGTCAACTGATTATGAAATGCCACCACTAGACATGATAGGATGATATGGCACTTAATCCCTTCTTTCTACAAGGTTCACAAGGTGAACAACGACTTGTTCAGGATTTAATTAATGAACAGTTAAAAATTTATGGTGTAGAAGTAACTTATATACCAAGAAAATTTGTAAGAAAACAAACTGTTATTAAAGAAGTTCAATCATCACTATTCGATGATAACTTTTTATTAGAAGCATATGTAAACACATATGATGGGTATTCTGGTCAAGGTGATATAATGACCAAATTTGGAGTTAGTTTGAAGGATGAATTAACCGTAACTGTTTCCAAAGAAAGATTTGAAGATTTTATAGGTCCATTCCTAAGTGCAGAAGAAGAATATGATTTAGCATCAAGACCTCGTGAAGGAGACTTAGTTTATTTTCCATTAGGTCAAAGATTATTTGAAGTAAAATTTGTAGAACATGAGCAACCTTTCTATCAGTTAGGAAAAACTTATGTTTATGAACTAAAATGTGAACTCTTCGAATACGAGGATGAAGTCATTGATACTGATATTGAAGCAATTGATACTCAGGTTGAGGATCTTGGTTATATTAGTACACTGAGTTTAATTGGATCTGGTACTACTGCTGGTGCAACGGCTCAGATAAACAGTGGATATGTTAGAGAGATTACATTAACAAATGATGGTTATGGTTATTCAGCAGTTCCAACTGTTGCTATTTCTACTGCACCAAATACAGTAGGATCTGTAAATGCTACTGCTGTTGCTATTACAACAAGTAGAGGTGGTATCAATTCATTAGATCGTATTTTATTAACACATGCTGGTATTGGATATACAGAAGCACCAATAATTACTATAACTGGTGGAGGTGGTTCTGGTGCTATTGCTACATGTCATGTTGAGACATCACCAACGAAAGGTGTTATTGATTTTGTTATGACAAATAATGGTGTTGGATATGCTGCAACTCCTTCTGTAACAATTTCTGGTGGTGTAGGTGCTGGTGGAACTGTTGCGGTTGCAGAAGTACAAATGAGTGCTACTCAATCAATCCTTGATATTAGAGCAAGAAATTCTGGTTTTGGATATACAAGTACCCCAACTATAACCATTTCCAATCCTTCTATTATTAGTGGTGTTGGTGAATTCGCATTTAATGAACAAGTTAGAGGAGTTGATTCTGGTGTATATGCAACAGTTAAAGAATGGGATACTGATACTAAGGTTCTTAAAGTATCCAATGTTGGTATAGGTAGTACTGCAAGGGCATTTATTCCTGGTGAAATTATTGAAGCAACAGAGTCTAGACACTTTATTACTGCTCAATATCAAACAGCAGCTGTTGGAGTTTTAACAACCACAGTTAGTCTTGGTAGTACCGCAGGTGTTTCAGTTGGACAATATATAAATGAAGCATTTGTTGGTATTGGAAGTCTACGTCGTCAAGTGATGGGAGTAGGATCCACAGTTACTGCGGTGTATATTGGATATATTACTATTAATCCACCATCTATTAATGATGTTGCTTGCACTAGTTGTCAACTTGGATTTGGTCATAGTGTATTCTCTAATTACTCACTTAAAACATATGATGAAAGAGATACATATAGTGCATATGATTCAAATGATGAAATTGAAGATCTAGCAGATGATCTATTAGATTTCACACAATCAAACCCATTTGGTAACGTATAATGTTAGGGACTTATTTTTATCACGAAATATTGAGAAAGACTGTTATATCTTTTGGTACAGTTTTCAATGATATCCATATCCGCCACAAAAAAGCTGCTGGTGGTGCAGCAAGTGATATGCGTGTTCCATTGGCATACGGTCCAATGCAAAAGTTCTTAGCAAGACTGGAACAACAAGCAGATCTGAATAAAGCAGTTCAGATAACTCTTCCTAGAATGTCATTTGAGACAACTAATATTGCTTATGATCCCACAAGAAAAGCAGGTATAACACAAACATTTAAAGCATCTGATGGATCTAAGTTGAGAAAGGTTTATATGCCAGTTCCTTACAATGTTGGATTTGAACTTAATATTATGTGTAAGTTAAATGATGATGCATTGCAAATTGTTGAGCAGATACTTCCATATTTTCAACCATCTTTTAATTTAACAGTAGATTTAGTAGAAGCAATTGGAGAGAAGAGAGATATTCCTATCGTTTTGGATAATATTTCCTTTGAAGATGATTATGAAGGAGATTTTTCAACTAGAAGAGCATTAATATATACACTTAATTTTACAGCAAAGACTTATCTATTCGGTCCTATTGCAGATTCTCCTGATGGACTCATTAAGAAAGTTCAGGTTGATTATCATGCTTCTGTTGATACTGAAAATTCAAGAAGATCATTGAGATATACTGCTGTTCCTAAGGCAATGAAGGATTATAATGATGATAATACTGCAATATTAAAGGCAGACATATCCAAAGCTAAGTCTAGACTTGCTATTACTGATAGTTCTTCGTTAGCAGTTGGTAACAGAATTATTATAGATAGTGAAATAATGAAGATTAAAGAAATTCCTGATGGAACCACATTAGTTGTTAATCGTGGATATGATGGTAGTACAACTGCTGTTCATACTGAAGGAACATCTATTGATGTATTAACTCAGGCTGATAATCTTCTAGTTGAACCTGGCGATGACTTTGGATTCGATGGAATTATAGAAGATTTCCAGGATGCTAAAACGTATAGTCCTACGTTACAAAAAGATATTTAATGAATACCATGTCTAGTTATGATCCTATTGATGAAGCATTAAACACTTCAAGTACGACTATTGAAGTTAGTAATACCCCAGAAAATGGTTGTATTACTAGGAAAGAAAATACTAAAAATATTACTGGTGATATTGAAAAGGATTATGAGTATACTCGTGCTAATTTATATTCATTAATTGAAAAAGGACAAGAATCTCTTAATGGTATAATGGAACTTGCTGGTGAAAGTGCAAGTCCAAGAGCATATGAAGTTGCAGGTCAGATTATTAAGTCAGTTGCCGATACTACTGATAAATTAATGGAACTTCAAAAGAAAGTTAAAGAAATTGATGAAGATAAAGATAAACCAACACAAGTAACAAATAATGCTTTATTTGTTGGATCAACATCTGAACTTTCTAAAATGCTTAAAGATGGGTTGTTAAAAGATGACAAATAACGAACCCTGGGAAGAAGATAGTATTAAAATAGAAGATGCTAAGGGTAACCTTGCTTATGAAGTTATTGATGTTATTAAACCTATTAGATTATCTCCTATAAATCATGAACCACCTTCTGATTGGAGGAGGGAATTGGAGATTGAGGATTAGATTATGGCAGAAGATAGTATATATCTTGGTAATCCGCTTTTAAAAAAAGCGAATGTTAAACAAGAGTTTACAAAAAAGCAAGTTATTGAATTTATTAAATGTAAGAAGGATCCAGTATACTTTGCTAAGAACTATATTAAGATTGTTTCTTTGGATGAAGGTTTAACTCAGTTTAATCCTTATGATTTTCAAGAGAAGTTAATTAGAAACTTTCATGAGAATAGATTTAATATCTGTAAGATGCCTAGACAGACTGGTAAGTCAACTACGTCTGTATCATATCTTTTACATTATGCTGTATTTAATGATAGTACAAATATTGGTATTCTGGCAAACAAGGCAGCAACTGCCAGAGATTTATTAGGAAGATTGCAGATTGCATATGAGAATTTACCTAAATGGATGCAACAGGGTATTATATCCTGGAATAAAGGATCATTAGAGTTAGAGAATGGATCTAAAATATTGGCAGCATCTACCTCCGCAAGTGCAGTTCGAGGTATGTCTTTCAACATTCTATTTTTGGACGAGTTTGCCTTTGTACCTAATCATATTGCTGAGTCGTTCTTTGCCTCTGTTTATCCTACTATCACTTCTGGTAAATCCACGAAAGTTATAATGGTTTCTACCCCTCACGGGATGAATCATTTTTATAGGTATTGGCATGATGCTGAAAGGGGTAAGAACGAATACACACATACAGAAGTACATTGGTCACAGGTTCCTGGTAGGGATGCTGATTGGAAAGCACAAACTATTGCAAACACATCGGAGCAACAGTTTAAAGTTGAGTTTGAATGTGAGTTTCTAGGTTCGGTTAACACCCTTATTGCACCAGCAAAACTTAGAAATTTAGTATATGAAGAACCTAAGACAAGAAATGCAGGTCTTGATATCTATGAAGAACCAATAGAAGATCATAATTACATAGTTACAGTTGATGTTGCCAGAGGATTAGGTAATGATTATTCTGCCTTTATAGTTTTTGATACTACGGAGTTTCCATATAGAGTGGTTGCAAAGTATAGGAATAATGAAATTAAACCAATGCTATTCCCTAATATTATATTAGATGTTGCAAAGGGATATAATAATGCTTATGTTTTAATAGAAGTTAATGATATAGGAGATCAAGTTGCAAGTATTCTTCAATATGATTTGGAATATGAAAATATTTTAATGGCTACAATGAGGGGAAGGACTGGTCAAATTGTTGGACAAGGATTTTCTGGTAAGAAAACTCAACTTGGTGTTAGAACAACTGCAGCAGTTAAAAAGTTGGGATGTTCTAATCTTAAAACTTTATTAGAAGATGATAAGATATTAGTATCTGATTATGATATTATCTCAGAATTAACAACTTTTGCTCAAAAACATAATTCATTTGAAGCAGAAGAGGGATGTAATGATGATTTAGCAATGTGTCTTGTTATATTCTCTTGGTTAGTTGCACAAGATTATTTCAAAGAGATGACTGATAATGATGTTCGTAAAAGAATTTATGAAGAGCAGAAGAATCAAATAGAGCAAGATATGGCACCATTTGGGTTTATTTCAGATGGATTTGATGACATGGAAAATTTTACTGATGATGAAGGAGATAGGTGGAGTAAGAATAATCCAGTAGAGAGTACTGAATGGAATGTTGATGAATATGGAGACCGTTCTTATATGTGGGATTACATGTAGACTACATGAAAATGGATATTTTAATAAATAATTTCAGATAATCTGAGACTCGGAGAACAAAAAGATGCCACTAAATTTAGCATCTCCTGGGATTGTAGTTAGAGAAGTTGACTTAACTGTAGGTAGAGTAGACACAGCATCTGATAAAGTAGGTGCTATCGTTGCTCCCTTTGCAAAAGGACCAGTCAACGTCCCAACCCTAGTTGAGAATGAACAGGATTTACTTAATAATTTTGGTGAGCCTTCTTCCACTGACAAGCACTATGAGCATTGGATGGTTGCCTCATCATACCTATCTTACGGTGGACCATTAAGGGTAGTAAGAGCAGATGATACAGATCTGGCAAATGGTTTTGCTGGTGCTGCTGCTAATGTTAAAATTAATAGTTTAGATAATTATAACGATTTAGGATACGATACTAGTACAATTACTGGTGTAACAGTTGCTGCTAGGAACCCAGGTTCTTGGTCAAATGGTGCTAAGGTTGCAATCATTGATGCCGTAGCAGACCAAACACTGACATTTGCCACACTTCCAACTAATATTGCTGTTGGTTATGGTGTAACACAGACTGTTCCTCCAAATACAATTCTTGCTGGTGCAGGTACAACTAGTAAGTTGGACGGACACTTTAAGGGTATTGTAACAGAAGTTGACGCTACTAATAAGAAAATTTCAGTTAAAGTTCTTTCACATATAAGTGCTGCTGGTGTTTCCACTAATGTAGATTACCAACCAAATGGAATCTATAAGTTTGGTAATACTGCTACTGGTATTCATACCATTGCTACTGCAACTGGATATAGTTATACTTCACCAACTGCAAACGGAGATTGGTTCGATCAGCAATCAATTGCTTTAACTAATACATCAATTAATTGGAACAATATTGCAGAACGTCCAGGAACATCAAGTTATGCTGCTGCTAGAAATTCACGTTTTGATGAAGTTCATGTTGTAGTTATTGACGATACAGGAACAATTTCTGGAAATACTGGAACTATTCTTGAAAAGCATTTATCACTTTCTAAGGCAAAAGACGCAGAATTCTCAGTTGGTTCACCATCTTATTGGAGAAAGTACATAGCAACTAATTCAACCCAAGTATTTGGTGGTAGTGCTCCTGCTGGTATTGTTGCCACAGACACAACTACGGTTGCTGGATTTAGTACTGCTACTGATATTGGATGGGATCAGGAAGCACAAGGAATTTCATTTGGTGGTACAGGAGCAAAGACTCTTACACTAGGTGGTGGTGAAAACTATGATGGAACCACTGATGATACTGCTGCTGGTGCATTTACTGTATCATTAGCTGGTCTTTCAGCAGGATATGAGTTATTTGAAGATAATAATTTATATCAATCAGATTTCCTAATTATGGGATCTGCCAATTATGAAAAAGAAGCCGCACAGGCACTTGCCAATAAACTAATTTCAGTTGCCGAAATTAGGAAGGATGCGTTAGCATTTATTACTCCTTATAGAAAAGCATACTTGAATGATAGTGCTGCTGGTACTGTTACTATAAATTCAGATGCAGTAATTACTGAAAATGTAATTAGTTTCTATGCACCTGTTACATCTTCATCATATGCAGTATTCGATAGTGGATATAAGTATATGTACGATAGATTTGCAGATACATTCCGTTATGTTCCTCTTAATGGTGATATTGCTGGTACATGTGCCAG